AATAGGCCTGTTCACCTACCGCAAGAGCGTCAGTCGCCGGCGATCCCGTCGCCAGACTATATTTTGTTACAATGACTGTTCCTGCCATCCTATTTCTCCTTAAATGTTAATATTGGTTAGGCACTAAAATGTGCCGCCGTTAATTTTTGTATTACTATTCGTGTCTTCCATTGTTGGTTTAACTTTAAATGTTCCGGCCCCACCGTCCCATTGTATAATTGAACCATCCGCTCTTGCAGAGACATCGACATCAGTCAATGCCGCTAGTTGCGACGTAACTCCTGAGACACTTACATTTCTTGCCATTATAACTTTTTTAGTTAATCCAGCTGATTGGTATCCCCTGTTAGCTGTGATCTTTCCTTGTAATGCCATTATATTTGCGTGACTCCCGGGTTAATTGTAACTTGTCCTTCGACAACTCTAGTCTTCTCACTTGTAGAAGTCTTTGTTATCTCCACATCATATAAATATCTTCCTGCTTTCAATACATTTGTTACAGCATTCGATAGAGTTATTGTAAGTAATCCTTGTCCGGCATTAGCTACTGTAGCTCCAAAATTCGTAAAGGTACTTGATGCATAGCTCTTTCTCATTTGAGCTGCTACAGTATACCCAGTAAGGTTTGCAACGTTTCCATTGCCATCTTCTACCACGATATCAGCACTATAGTCTGCGCCTTGGTCTACACTTAAATTTGATACTACTGCCATCTTTTCCCTATACCTTTATTTATAAATTAGCCAATTTAGAACAATTGTGAGCCAGCAACATCAAAGATATCTAGCTTTAATGACGCAGCACCAGTTGTTGTTATACTTACTGAACCTAAGTTTGTTATTGTACCAGCACCTGTTATAGCACCAGTCAATGTAATGGTAGGATCATTAACATTAAAGTCAAGAGTTCCATCACCATCTTCGTATGTTACACTAATACCTGATTCACTATTACCACTAACCATCGCACCAACAACATCTTGTACTTCTTCAGTGAAGTTATCAATCTGACCTATAACGTGGTTGTGTCCATCGTCAGCAATTGCTAAATCAATATTACCACTAGTATCATTATATGTAGCTGTGATACCACCAGTCTCTGTACCATCAAACATTGCACCAACTGCATCTTCAAATGCCTCACCTTGTGTGAAGAACTTCGAAGCTAAATCAGTTCCTGCGTAGCTTAATGTTGTAGCATTTAAGTTACCAGATACATCTACCTTGTGAGTACCATGAGCAGTTGTACCAACACCTATTCTTTGACTTGAATTAATTTGTAATGCTGTACTTGCACCAGTACCTAATGTTAATAATGTTGCAGCACTTACACCCGCTGTTGAACCACTTAATCCAGAGCTTGCCGTAACAAGTGTACCAGTCATTGTATCACCCGCAACAGCTACATTAGCTGCAGCAACGCCAGCAAGGTTACTTGTGGCTGTGGTTAATTCAGCATGTAATTCTAAAATAGCAGGACCAACAGTTGCTGCAGTTGTACCCATAGCAGCAGCAGTTATAGTACCTAGCTTAGTATTTACTGTAGCAATATTCGTTACATTAGTTGCAACACCGGCCGTTGAAGTTATATCAACTGCACGTTGAGCATTAAGGATAGCAATTAGAGTTGTCTCTGAACCAAGATATCCAGATAAACTTGAGCCAGCCAAACTAATACCTGCAGTACCAGCAATTACACCGATATCACTATGGTTCTTATTAACCGCTTCTCGCAATGTATCATAAGTACCACCAGCATCCCATAAAGCTTCAGTACCTATAATGGCATCTACCGCTTCTGTTCTTGTCTCATGATCTTGTAAGGCAGCAACAATGTTTGTTGCACCTGCCGCAGCTTCAGTTAAGTTGGTTAAGTCACCAACAGCAGTTCCTACCTCATTGGTCTTGACTCTCCATTCCTCAAATGTATTTGCTGTTGTTACGTTTACTATGGCCATATTATCTCTCTATTAGTTGTTTTAACATATCTTTAATTTCAGATACATCCTGTTCTACTTTATTTAATCTCTCTTTATCTGCTGCAATCCTTGCACGATTGGCAGAATATTCTTTCCCTCCGCTTGCTATATTTATAATAGCGCCTGAGTTTGTGTCTCTTACTAAACCTGTATGTCCTTGTACTGGTATCTTCATTATACCTTCAATGCTATTGCTCTAAGATCTTGACACATTGGAACAACACTTGTTCCTGAAGATCTCATTACAATCTTAATTGCAAATATAGTAAACTGGCCAGGACTAATTTCATATTGTGTCTCATCATATGTAGTGCCATCTGAGTATGCAACCTGACCATTATTAGTAGTAGGTGTTGCTGCTACCCAAGCTCCAGCATCAAATGTTCCTGCTGTATTACCAGTCTTATGATATACATCAACAAATGATCCGTTAGGTCTGTTGATATCTAGATATATTTTAATTGTATCTGATGTATCTATTAATTCAATTGTTTTAGTTACGTACTTCGCTAGGTTAGAACCTGCAGACTTATCTGTCTCAGCAACAACACTACTGTTATCAATTCTATTTGATATAGTAATCATTGAAGCTCTTTCCATATCAAGTACAGGAGATAGGTAAGCGTTAGTCGACTTAAATGTACCATCTAATTGTATTGTTTGTGTTGCACCAGATTTAATAACCTTAGGAGCTCCTGGAGTGTAATCATCATTCGCAACAATTGCAGCACCAGTTGATCCGATAGACGTTCCATTACCTGCACCAGTATCTTTAATTGTATATGACTGTGAAGTATTAGGTAGTATAACACCTTGAAGAACCGGTCTAATAGTATCCCAAGCTAAATGTTGTGTTGCTTGACAAGTTGAACCACCACCGTTACCAGCAGTAATCGCAAGAGCATGACCAGATCCAGCCACTGTAATAGTATAACTATCTCTTCCTATACTCACAATAGTATGTGTAATATTTAATTCATCTGCATCATAACCATTCGTATCAGCAAAGCCAGCAAATGTTGTTGTATCACCAACAGACATTCCATGATCTCTATGAGCCACAGTAAATGTGTTAGCTGCAGAGGCACCAGAAACAATTGTTGTTAATGGATTATTTACTAATGCTCTTGATGGCAATGCTTCATTTCTTAATACAGCATTAAAGCCTGCAGCAGCAGTATCAAACACAGCTCTGTGTAGTGTGAATGTTAAGTCTTTGTTTTGATCCGCAGTCCATGTAGAAGCATTCTGTGATTTAAATAATACACCAGCATAAGGCTGTTGTGATATTCTATTACCACTTTGATCTTCATCACCGATCTGACCATAACGTACATTGTACTTATTAGAGTTAGACATAATAACAATCGCAAATTCAATACCGTCTTGTAAGAATACAGGCGATGGGAATGTGAATGTAGTTGCAGCAGATGTACTAACAGCACTTGGATTAAGTGTTACTTCAGAGAATGGAACAACTGTTTGAGTTGGGAATCCATTAACCATTTCACGTATGCTTATTGTAACAGGTATGTTATCATCTTTAGTAGTAAAGTGAAGATCTAATTTAGTAACAAACGCAGACTTATCAAGTAAGATAGACTGTGCAAGTGGATCAGACCATGTAACTACTGATGTAGTTTGTGTTACACCAATTGATTCATTAACTGTTTGACGATTAATGAAAGGAGTTCTTGTTGAAATAATAACATTCTCTCTTGTTTCAATTAATCCAGTGGCATTATAAGGTGCCATTGCAGTTGTTTCAGTTAACTCATCATCGTTATCAGATCTAGATGTTAGTTTAAATTCTTTCTGACCTGTCTTAAATTGAGTTGCAGCATTGTTAGGTATTAAGAATGTACCTGACACAGCACCATTAGCATCGGTTGTTAATGTAGTAGCTCCTGCTGGGTGAACAGTAACAGCATTAATACCAACTAAAGGTGTATATGTTGATGCCGTTGTAGAAATAAAGTTTGCTACAGATATACTATCAAAGAATGCATAGACTTGCATACCAGGCTTCATGCGTGTAGCAGAGAATGCAACTAATCTTGTTCTCATGAATGGAACAAAGTTAACTTCTACTATACGATCACCTGTACTAAACCTAGATGTTATTGTTTGAATGCTTTGTTGAACACCTGATCTTGTAGATATACCTGATCTTTGTGTTACCGTTGACTCACGTCCAACACCACCTACGGCATTACCACTTTGCCATGATCTTGAACCAGTCCAGTTAGTTGACCATTCACCCCATACAGTACCTACCTGAGGCTGAAGGTTTGCCAACATCGCATCGAATTCATTGTCGTTATTGATTACAACCTCTGGTCGTCTATCAATATCTCTCCATGTATCAGTTGAAGGAGTCAATGTCATTGATCCAGTCCAGTTGAATACATCGTAAGGGTTAACATTAATCGAACCAGAATACTGAGTCTGTGTTATAACAGGAGTATGAGTATACGGTAATGTGACTAAGTCACCAGTTTTAACTGTTGTAGATGATGCGTGGTGTGATAATTCACTACTACCTTGAGCAAATGCAGGTCTTAGTGTACGACCTTTAATATCAACCGCAGCTCTATATTCTACAGATGCATTATTAGACATTCCAGTATGTGCAAAAGAATCAACTAGATAACCAGATTTCCATCGTGGATTATTAGATGCATCTAAAATTTGTTTGTTCTGTGCTTCAGCTTCTAAGAATGATAGAACAGAATAGTATTCTACTTGATTAACTCGTTTCTCAATACGACCGATATCACGCATTGTATAACGTCTGTTATCAATGAAGTCAATAAGAACTTCATCAGGAGTTAATGTATATGCAGGAATAGTTAATGTATATAAGTGCATTGCATCAGATGGAATATCTGGAGCAGATGGATATCTTGAAGGAACACCACCAGCAACACCGAATACACCTTTAGAATCTAAATAAACTTTATCTATTCTTGGTAAGTAGAACTGAATATCAGTTTCGAACTGAGTAAATCTTGAAGGAGCAACTGCTACAATAGCACCTGTTCCAGTAAAGTTACCACCAGAATCATCTTGACGTGGTCTAAAGTCAACAGCTGATCTTAATTCTATACCACTAACTTTAGGAATCTTATCATAATCGATTTGACCAGTGTATGAATCAACTGTAAAGAAGTCACCAGCAGAATGTGTGAAGAACTTAAATCTGGCAGTAAGTGCAGCAGACGCAGTATAGTTTGATGTAGTCTTTAATGTTATATGACCAACACCATAGAAATCATCTCGTTGACCAGTATCTAAATCAAAGTGAGTAGTAACATCAGCACCGCCTGAAGTCTCAGTAACAGACACTAATTCATGTACATCTGCCTTTTGAAGAGAGTTAGCAGATAATATAGAACTATAATCTGTTCCTGCGTTAAATGCAATATCAGTATTTCCACTTAATGATTTAGTCTTATGGTTTGCAGTTCTTATAAATGGTGCAATCAATCTTAATGTGTCACCATTTTGTGATGTTAATCCAGTGATCGTTGCTGTCTGTGAAGCATTAGTAATTGTAATGTTTCCAACAGTAGCTATTTCACCACCAGATGTTGAGTCAGTATCGTTAATTATAATCCAGTTTGTGTTGTTACCTTTTGTACCAAACACTTCATTAGCAACCGCAGTTGTAAATGTTGCTGAACCACCAGTTACAACACCACTCGCAGCAATAATTCTATTTGTTTCGAAGCGATAGTTAAAGTCTGGAGTACCACCACCAACTACACTATCACATGTTTTAATTCTTTCGTATGGTAATTTAAATATTAAACTATCTAAACCAATGTTATAGTCTGTGCCAGCAGTTGTTCCAGCGACTGTTGCAGCAAATGTTGCACCAGGAGTTGTAGAATCTTTATCATCTAAAGTTGCAGCGCCAGTCATTGTGCCAGTGAAATCGAATATATGTATTCTATATCTTGATGCATCAGTTCCACCATTACCACTTACACGTTCGATTGATCTTGCTCTTGCAGTACCAATTGATGTACCACCTGAATTTTCAATATCAAACCTACCGAATGTAGTTATGTCTGGAGTACCTACTAAGTGTGTTACTTCAATAAAATTGTTATGAGTAATCTCTGTAACTTTATCAGTTACCTTTTCTGAAGTTCTTGCTTTGTCAAAGTGTACGTTAGTAGTTGCAAGGGTTTGTATTTCATAACCTCTCACATAAGCTTTAGAAGGTTCAACACCAAGGGATAATTTAGTGGCTGTACCACCTGTATGTGCTTTAACTAATGCTTTGAATGGGTTAACATAGTAGTTACCTGATTCATCAAATGTTCTACGAGCTAATTCATCAGCTAAATGATTATAATCAGCTGTACGAGCATTACGTGTAACAACACCGGCTTCTAATCGAGCGATAAGAACAAAGTTACCGTTCGTAGCATTGACAGCTTGAGTACTTAGTACTGATGTAATACTATAACGATGAGCACCTGGAGCCGAAGCATTAGGTGTACCTGTAGCATTATCATTTAATGTTGCATCAGAACCTGAACTAATAAGAGCTTCAGTAACCAATAGACCAATATCAAATGATACGTTATGTGTATAGTTAGATAATACAATTGTCTTGGATTTAACCACAACCATATGTTTCTTAATGTAATATATACCATCTTCAATAGATACAATAGAACCGAATCCAGTTGCATCAGCTGCTTTTACTTCAGCTGACTTACTACCTGAAGCAGTGATCGTTGCGTTATCTGCAAAGACTGTACCTGATATGTATTTAACGAATAGAGTAATAGGATCTGAACCAGTAGCTAATACAGCATGAACAACACGAGCTTTGTTAGTACCATCAGTAAATTCAGTACCAATTAATTCAGCAACCGTATCATTATTTGCATGAACAGAATCTAATTTTATATAGTCAATTTTATTATGTAAGTGAACTGCACCAGGGACAACAACAGAACCATCTTTAAACATGTGATCACCTTGCGATGATACTTGATGTTGTAGTGCTGTTTGTAGCTGAGTTAATTCTCTTGCTTGTACCGCCTTACCTGGACGAAATAATATTCTCTGATATTTTTCTTTAGGACTTAGTCCATCCGCTCCTGCGGTTTCGAAGTCGTCCCAATATGGTGTTACGTTAAATGAAATTGCCATTGTTCTATCCTATTTAAAATGCGATTACTAATCTTACTGTTTCTACTTGTCCTGACGATCTTGTTGTAGCTGTTCTATTCTCAATAAACATTACATCACCTGAATGATGGTTAATTAAAGGAGCAGTAACTGCCGTGACATCTGTACCTGCAACTGATGTACCATCCACACGAACTTTATCTGAAGCCGTGAATGCAATAAAGCCAGTTGATTCGTTTTGAATATAAGACACCACACCACCTGTGTGTTCAACTACCATAGCATGAGCACCTGTTACAGTACCTTCCATAATTTGATCTACAGTGAATGCATTTCCAGCCACTGTTAATTTTTTAGTAGTATCATATGCACTTGCTTCTGCAATTTGTGCAATAGTACCTGTGCTTGAACCAGCTAATGTAACAGCAAGGGCTTTAAATACTTCACCAGCAATTGGATTACCACTTGTTGAACCTACCGTAGCCCAATTGGCGTCAGTAGTATTACCTATTGTTAAGATCTTATAGAAGTTACCTATCACCATTGAAGCCGCTGCTGAAACTGTTGCTGATTCAGTAGCCTTTTCAATAGGGTTCTTACATAGTGCTATTTGTCTAAAGTCGTTAGCATCAATAATTGAACCTGACTCATCGCCAGTAAACACTGTATTGATTGTTACATAGTGTGAGCGAAGATCATTAGTAGCATCTTTACCATATCCACCAGCTGGGCCGATGACTGGTCTTACTGCACCATTTGAACCTGAGCCACCCGTTACTGTAACAGTAGCGTGAGTATATCCTGTACCAACGTTAGTCATTGTAATACCTGTGATTGCACCACCAGAAACTGTAGCCGTAGCCGTAGCACTTGCACCATCACCAACAATTGCTAATGTAGGAGCTGAAGTATATCCAGTTCCTGCAGTTGTTATCTTCATATTATAGATTGCACCATCAATTGCGTTAGTCTGTACAGACCATTGATTTGTTAGTGCAGTATCAGAACCACCTGGAGGTACTTCTTTAATACATCTTGTTGGTATAAATGATGTTGTTAAGAATTTAGTTACATCAGCTGTTGGGACTGTATACATGTATTTCCATATATAACCATCTGATCCACTATGATTGATAACACCAGATGTTTGAACACCTGTTGTATCTGGGTTGGTTGTAGAAGCTCCGCTTCCTGCTTTCAAACAAAGGTAAACGTTATTGTTCGCAGATATAACGTGATATACTTTGCTTTCTATATTTGTGTCTTGGTCATCATATTCTATATATGTAGTACCTGAAACCCATAGGTTTCTCGGGGAACAATGAATGATATCTGCAGCATCAACTCTCTTCATGGCAAACATATTTTCCCATAAAGTGTTAGACGCGTAGTCATTTTCGTATGGTGTTGTCGGAACTGCGTCGTCCGTCCATGCGTTTGGCCTTCCCAGTGCCATGTAGAATTGATTATCACCAAGACTGTCAACGAACTTATTCGTTGTATCTAGTCTAAATTTACTTGTGATTATTGCTGCCATTTTATTTCCTCTTTTATGTTATAACGAGTGAGCTAGCGCCACCCATACCGAATTGTGTACTTATATTGTTATTTATACTATCCTGAAGTGTCCAATGAGCTAAATCTGAATTCGGACCTAAATATCTGAACTTCATATTATCCCAATGGTTTTGCATACCTATAATGCTGTACTGCGAACTGCCTCGTGCAAAATGGGTATACGTTTTCTCTAATATGTGACTGTTAAATACTGCTGGTCCAACTTGGAATGCACCTATATTAAACTGAATCAAACCAGCTGTAGGTAAGTTACCCCACTGTGCTTGATTATTTCCTGATGTAAGTAGCTTCACTAGGATAGCTATCTCACCAAAGAACTTAAATCCTGCTGGGTGAATCAATCTTGTAAATGCATTCTTCCAATCAGCTACATTCTTACCAGTCTTTAGAACATATGAGAACTGTTGGTAGTAATAAGAGTCTTGCACAAACTTTTTATCAGATAAGAATCCATTCGCTGTAACGAACAAACCTTTAGGATATGTTCTTACAACATCACCATCTGTTAATGCTGTTGTAAATGTTAATTTGTATTTAGTAGTAGTATCTGAATAGACTGACTCAACATAATCTGTACCTGGAGTCTGAAATGTATTATTTACAAACACAACGTCATCATCAAACACCGCTGCGTTATTAGAATCATTATTCGCAGGAGTTACTGTTGGTGTACCAGATATTGTAAATGTATTTGTTGGTGTGAATGCAGTTCTATCAGCTATAATATCAGCTGTCTGATCTGTCCAATCTCCGTCTGATGGAATTAATACATCAACGAATGGAAAATATGTTTCTACTTCATCATCATATATAACACGGAAGAATGATGTGATCGATTCAGGTGTACCACGTGACTTATAAAATTCAACGAGTCTCTTATAGAATGCTCTTGGATCTGTAGCGAAATCTCTTGGTACCGCAACACCAATTTCATTCTGTAGTTCTGTAAGTAATGCTTCTTCTACATGATCGATATCTCTTTGGATATCTAATGAGTTAAGATAGAAGCTTGCCTTATTTGTACGTTCTAAATATAATGCATATGTCTTAAGAAATTTAACTAGCTCAGGATACGTAGACTCTACGTGATCAGGTACTAGTTCATCTATATAAGATGATATATTATATTTACCAAGTGTTGCCATTAGTTACTTACCGTATTATAATCAATACCAGCAGTTGTACCGCCAGTAGCCATTGTATCTATCTCGCCTGTAATTGTAGCAGTTGAGGTATTAATAGTTAATAGTTCATTCCTTGTAGGACTTATATCAGAAGATGCAGGCTTGACAGTAACATCTATTGTTGTAGAACCTGTAGGTAATGCAGTCGGAGTGAATGAGTTAAGAGTAACTATTCCAGACTCTTCATTTACATCACCAACATTTGTATCTAGTACTAAATTATTTGTATCAACTATTTGAATAATACGTGTATCACTTGACGCGTCATAGTAATCCTTGAGCTTGGCATCAACTCCAGCAAATGTAAATATTGTTGACTCAACATAAGAACCAGTAGTTCCTGTAGTAGCATCTATATCTGTAAGAGCTTGGTTAAACTTAAGTTCGTATTTAGTTGCTGTACCAAGACTAGGTACAATTTTCTTTTGCATCTTAATACGAGTGATGTTAGATATGATAGCAACATTAGTATCATCAATTGCCTTTAGAACATTTGAATCTCTGTATACACCGCCGAAGCTCTTCAGTGTATCGTTATTATATGCCACTAGTGAATTCCTTATTGATGTAGCTAAACCACTTGCAGTGACTGTAGCTTTATTAGGATTAAATTTAAAGAATACTTCTAAATCAATGTATGTATATTCAGGATCAACTAAGACCGGAGTAATACTTACAACGTTTTTAGGTTTAAGAATATTTGTTTTGATTGTTGTCTTTTGCTCAGCCGTTAATACTTCAGCTGATAAAGGTTTAATACTAATATATACTTTACCATAATCAGGTACGTCATGATCTTCACCACCCCATACCGATACAGCTTCAACATCAGCAAATTCGTTTTTAATAATAGCTTTATAGTCATCAGGTGTAACAGCTCTGTTCTGTGATATGTGAGCAAGAGGAGCATTAAATTTAACTGACTCTTTAGTTTCTCTTGCAGCACCACCAGTAGCTTTAGTCACAAGTGTAACTGTCTCATCACTATTACCATTCAATGAATCAGTCATAACAAATGTAGTAGCACCATTTATATCAATGCCTGCAGCTATAGTAGAATATTCTATTGTGATACTGTTACCATTTCCTGGTCTCTTACCAATAATGTTATCACCAAATTTTACTTCATAGTATCCATCTCTTCCTTCTTCTAAAAAGAATACTTCAGATGAACCATTTAATGTGACCATGTTTTTATTTAAAGAATAAACTTTTGCAGCATTTGTTGAGCCTGAATCTGTAACAGTAACTTTAATTGCAGCAGTGTTTACATTAGTAGCAGGAATTACATATGATTCAAATTTATTATTTTGATATGTGTATACTATATTTGCTAATGTACCTTGCTCTAATTTTACATTAGAGAACTTCCAACCGTTAGTTGCATCATAGTTAATTGTTTGAGTTACTGAACTGAACATTGGATATAGAACACTGTCAATAGTTGTAGAGAACTTTGTGCCTCTTGCCATACTTAAAGGAAGCGGTGTATTGCTTCCATCATGATTCCATAAAGGTGATGCTACACCTTTTGCCATAGTCATATCAATATAAGCAACTGAAGGAGCAATTGATCTTGGTGTATATCCTAATAGTTTAGCATGAGATATTACAGAAGATCTTAATTGAGATGTATCAAGAAAGGTTTCATTCAAAGCAAAGTTAGCATTCATTGAATTGACGTGTGTTATATATGCTAACACATCAATGATAGTGCTCATTGCAGACCCTTCATAGTTATAATCATTGAAGGTAGTATCAGTAGCCTTCATATGTGCAACCAGATTTGTTTTGATCTGGTCGAAGTCTAATTGACTTGCATTAATTCTTCTTTCGATTGCCATTAGCGTAATCTCTCTATTGAGGTAGAGATATCAATTACTTCATTACTTGATTTCACTCTACCGGTTACTGTTATAAATACATCATTCTCTGATGCCGTTGCTTGTATATTTGTATTAAGTACTTCTATTCTTGGTTCAAAATTCTGTAAGGCAAGATTAACAGAAGTAGACATTTGCGCAGCTGTTATTTGTGTCATGTTCTCAAATAAATATGCTCTTAAGTTTGCGCCAAAGAAATAATTAAATGGACGCTCACCGTGATTAGTACGAAGTATATTTAATACACTCTGTGATATAGATGCATTGTCCTTCTTTATTCCAACGTCATTTGTATTAGGATTTTGCTTAAAAGTAAAATCTAGATCTTTGTACGTTGCTTGTCGTGCTATCGTTGCCATATAATCTATTTATACCTATGTGAGTGGGTCAGTGTTACTTTGATTGACATTATTAGAACTATGTGTGTGACTATCAAGTTTTTGTGATGTGCTAGTATGAGTTGTACCCTTCGTAAGAGTATTACCAGTTACTTCAACGTTCTTCGCTACAGTTAAATTTTCAGTGACATCTACATTACCAGCCAATGTTATCTTCTTCGTTGTATCAGTTGTTGTTACTGTTATATCTCCTTCAGTAGATGTAGCAGATATATCTCCCTTAGTAGCTGTAGTAGTTATGTCTCCTTCAAGAGATGTGGCAATTATATTTCCTGTAATCTGAGCCTCTAGATCTCCTCTAACTGCTGTTGTCATATTACCTGCTACAGCAACATCACAATGACCACTTACAATAATTCTTACATCTCCATAGACTTCAAGAGTATCTTGACCTATAACTAATCTATAATTATTTCTTACAATTGTTTCATTCTTTGAACCATCAGCAATGATCTCGTAATTAGTACCACTCTTATGTCTCTCGTGTATACGTTCATAGCTTGGTGTATCATCATATTCTTTTACATGACCACTCTCTGTTTCCATAACATTATTGTATGGATATACTGGCTGATACCCACTAGTTGGTTGATATGTACCCTGTAGCTCTGCAGCATGTGGATCATCTCCACCTCTTACTCTTACATTGTTATCTTCAACGCCACCAGTCTTTGTAGGAAGAGATCCCATCACTAAAAATTCTTGCTTAGATTCATCTAAGAATATACCTGCGATCAATGAGCCTACTGCTAAATTTACAGAATGTCCTGTTTGATTTATAGCTGGAGTATTTCCACCCATCATAACTTGAGACCAACTAAGATGTGTTGTTTCTATATTGTCATGAACACTATATACATTTACTTTAACCCTACCAAGTTTCTCAGG